CCTCATACTCAGTCTTGAGTTTGTTGATGACACGTTTGTAGCCACACGGCTTCTTTCTGTTTCGATGTCCCTTGTAACTAGGGAGAATTTTTTTCCTAAAATTTATAGAGTCAGAGAAGAACAAGACAGGTTCACTGAACCCACCAAACTCTCCAACGATTTTATTGATGTCCTTAAGTATGTTCTTGTAAGCCTCAGAGAACTTTGATGTAACCATGATCACGTCGGATCCCCAGTCAATCTCTGTCTCTGCGCCAGCACAACCTTTATAGACAATATAGTCAGCGTCGATGTACAGCTTCATCAGTGCACCTCTGCCCAGTTTCCTCCGATTTTGGCTTCTGCTGCGATTGGGATTCTGAGGTTGTAGAACTCGCCAGCCGCTGCAGCGCTGTATACCAAGGATGTTGATAAATCTTCTGCATGTTTAGGGTCGCACTCAAACTGCAGTTCGTCATGAACGAATGCCAGTTGTGAGCAGCATATGTTTGTTTGGTTAATTGTTTCTTGGTTTAGTACAAGCCACCGCTTCGCAAGCGCTGCTGCTGAACCTTGGAGTAAGAAGTTAAGGGCTTTGTGTTGTGAGTCAAGTGGTATCTTGCGACCGTCAATCGCCTTAACAAAGCCTCGATTACCCGCAGCTTTAACAGCAGCAAGGAGCGAATCAAGACCAGGAATCGCCTCAACATATGCAGCGCGAATCTCTTTACCTTTGGATTTAGCTCTAGTACTGTTGAGAGATGGGTCATAACTTAGTCCTATTTTCTGATCACCTGCGCCATACAAAAAGGCGTAGGTCACTGTCTTCACAAGGCGGCGAGAGATGCCAATCTTGTCTGCGTTTACTTGGTGGATATCTCCGTTGAGCAGAATATCTGCGTATCTGCCGCCGTCGTAGCGGGCAAGATAGTGAGCAAGCATCCGAAGCTCAATGCCAGCAAGATCAGCACCGACCATAACTTGACCCGGAGTTGGTATAAATAATTCTCTGAATCGTGGGTCACTTGGTACTTGTGCAAGGTTGGGATTACGGTGCGACATGCGGAATGTTGCACACCCAACTGAACAGTGGTGATGTACTCGGTTAGCAGTCGTACACAGCTTCAGCCATGCGTTCGTGCCTTCCGAGATCATCCCCAACTTCTTCGTAATATCGAGACACTTGGCGAAGTCCGCGGCAATCGTAATCCCAGCGGATGCAGTCTCCATCAAGATGGTCTCGTCGATAACAGCTTTCCCAGTAGTTGTTTTCTGGGTCGGCTTCCAGCCATAGAATGTGGAAAGGATCCATGAAATATGATCACGCGATGTGGGGTTTAGTTCTTTGAGTCGGATCGACTCGCAGCCTTGAAAGTATCCTTGTGTTTTGTTATTTCTTTTAGGATTGAACGTCGCGCCTTGGACGAAAGGGTGCCTTTCTCGTAGTACTTTTTTAGTTTCTTCCAGCTCTTTTTGGAGAGCCGATGCAAGCTGCCATGCAGCGCGTTCATTAAAACACCATCCATGTTTCTCCTGCTTTTGCATTAAATGAGCGACTTGGTGCTCTAGCGCAACCCAGTCAGGTAAGGGCGGAAGTGTTGGCATAATTTGACGGTTACGTTTACATCCTGTATGCAGTAATCTTCCATCTCTTGGCTCCATTCTTTCCAGTCAGTGGACTTAGCAAAGCCTCCTTTGTATTCACCCAACCTGTAGCCATAGGACTCCAATGAATGGCGTCCGTATAGCTGCAGTGGCATGTGTTTCCATTCAGCTTTCTTATCCAGCGCTATCATTGTTGGGTGGTAAAGCCTGCTCAACAAGAGAGTGTCAATCACCTCACCTTGTGGCTGAAAGAATGAATAGATCTTTTGTATACAGGGAATATCAAATGAAATGATGTTGTGTCCGACTATCCGATCTGCTTCCTCCAACCTTGTAACACCTGCACTGATCGGTGGCTGAGTGCCGCTGTCGTTGTACGCAAGGGTTTCGTTAGTTTCAGAATCATAGATTGCAAGGCAATGTATGTGGGTAAAATCATTTAGAAGACCGTCCGTCTCCAGGTCGAACACCAGCATTTTTCCATTGGTATGTTTTATCTACAAATGCTGCTTTCTTTACTGCTTCATCTGTAGGTGGATGTGGGCGTCGTAGATCTAATTCAGTACTAGAAATCGGTTGACGCGTTGAAATCGGGTTCAGCTTCATATTCAGTAAATTTGCAAGTATCAAGGTCGTAAGTCAGTTGTCCAGCCACGCCTGTTTCGCCAGAGTATCTATTCTTGAGGACTCTAATAGTTGTAGCAGCGTGTTCAGATCCACTCTGTTGATTCCTTTCGAGTGCGATAACTCCGTCAGAAATCTGAGCAATGCTTGCACTTCCTCTAAGTTGTCCAATCGTAACTCTTGCCCCTTCTTCATGGTTATGATCTGTTTGCGTACGGCGTAAGTGAGAGACAAGGAATAGCGATATACCAGTGCGTTCAACCAATGACCTTAGTTTAGTCATTGTTGTGTCAATCATTCTCCGCTCGTCACCTTCAAGACCGCTAAGAAGGATAGAGAGATGATCCAGGAAAACAATACGGCAATCGAGCCCGCTTGCCAAATACTCAATGCGATTATAGATAACATCAGGATCGTAACTACCAAAACCATCAAACAAATAAAGATCCCAGTTAGCCATTGTCCGACCATACGCATCCTGAAGTGATGCCTTGTCATGTTCTCCTATGTGTAGTGGTTTACCTACAGCTGAACTCATTAAACCTAATGCGGTCCTGCGGTTACTTTCCTCAAGCGCCAGGTAACCAACCCGTTCGCCCCGCTGTAAGAAGTGAGTACAAAGCTCTCTACAGAAGCTTGACTTTCCAGCGCCAGTCGCTGCAGTAATAGTGACAAGCTCACCGTATCTAACACCATGTGTGAGTCGTTGCAAGCCTGCAAAAGGGTATTCATGATCGCAAGGTTTTGAAGGTTGGGTAACTAAGTCGAGCAAGGTTTTGCCATCGACAATGCCGTCTGGTCTGTACACCACATGGTCGTAGTTGCAGACAGCTCTTACAGCCTCGGTGTCCCCTGCTTGCAATGCCTCTGAGGCATCCTTGTAGTCCTCTAGAGCACCGATGAAAACCTTGCCAGGTGGTAACACCTGGGCGCAGTCAATAGCAGCCTTCTGGCCTGCCTCATCGTTGTCAAAAAAGAGAACAATTTTGTCGTAGTGATTGATCCATTCGTAGTGGTTTTGGATTGCTTTCTTTGCAGCGTGTGCTCCGTTTGGAATGGAGACCACATCCCAGTTGGGTTGCGCCTCCCACACAGACAGGCAATCCATCTCGCCTTCAGTAATGACGAGCTTCTTTACTTTGCTAGTTGTCTTATGCCTGAACAGCTGTATGCCATACAGGCTGTTGACCTTACCCTCACAGGTAAACGTCTTGTCTTTGCCTCTTACCTTTGCTCCCTGAAGCGCTCCATCACTGCTGTAATAATAGAAGCGTAGTTGTTCTCCATCTTTGTATGCTTTGAACTTCTCGCAGGTCTGCTCTGAGATACCTCGTTTCTGCAGCCGTCCGGCTGATCCTCGTAGTTCAACATGAGTGGTCATTGTTTGGGGGATAAAAGTATCGTCACTTGTCGTGACGTGGTGGCCACAGACAAAGCAATGCGTATTTGTTGAGTAAATAGCTTTGCCGTCTGAGGAACCACATTGCTCACAAGGCTCGTGCCTTATAAATTCAGGCTCATCGGAGCCATTCGATTGGAATAGTTGCATATGAAGCCCACAAAATCCCGTGGCGTTCGCACCACGCGGCGTAGGTTGTTTTAGATTTCTTGCTGATTGTGTTGTATGGAGCTTGGAAGACCATGCGTAGATCTATATCTGGATTTTGTTTAACAACCTCCAAGATCTTCTTACGATCTTTGCTATCCCAATAACCTTTAGTCTCTAACCAAATGCCATTAGGCAAACAAAAGTCAGGTGTATAATTATGCTGTATTACATAAGGTACCTTTATACTTTCGTATTGATATTGCACTCCAAGATTGGAGAGCAGGTCAGCTACCCGCTCCTCCAGCTTGGATCGAAACATTAGAAATCGTCGTCACTCACCTCTTCTTCTTTGACAGTGACGTTCGGGTCGCCTGCCTTGAAGCCTTGCGTCTTGCCGAACATCTCAGCAACAGCTGCATCACTAAGGTCGCCAGTATCAACACCAGCAGATCCATTAACAGTAACAATTTGAATCCCCTGTAACTTCAATGAAGTGCCATAGGTGATCCCATCCTTGAGGATGTATGGCTTCTGATAAAACGCAAGCTTTACCTTGCTGCCGCTGTACAACGGGGTGCCGTTGTCAAGGACTGGTGATCCTTCAGTATCTACAACTGGAGGTTTGGTCTCTTCATTCCAAGAGAACTTGACCATGTATTTACCATCGGATACCTCTTCCCACGGTTCAGGCTTGAGAGAGGAACGCTTTGGATTCTTGAGCTTTGACTCAGCCCACTTGAGGGTTTCAGTTCGGTCATCCTCAAGCTTTTCGATCATGTCTTGATCAATCACGGCGCTAAGTTTGTAACCAAACTGGCCGGGTTTCAGTATTGCCTGGAAGCCTTCGAGAAGGACAGGCTGCTCAGTAACGAAGGTGGTTCGTGCCATTAACAGAAAAAATAAGTTGATTCAATAACCCTTTCAG